AAGACGATGCGGAACTTTCAAGGGCCATATTTACTGGCCGGCAGGTAGCATCCGATTCAGACCTGTCCAAACCAGAAGTCATTACCCACCTTGGGGCGCTCCTGCAGGAATACGACCACCTCGTAGTTAAGTCAGCCGCGCAGCTCCGTACGTACATCACCAACAAACTCATACTAGAGAGCGCCAATGCCGACCCGCGCATTCGCTTAAAGTCTCTAGAAATGTTGGGCAAGATTAGCGACGTCGGCCTGTTCACGGACAAGACTGAAATCACCATGCGCCATCGGCCCACGGAAGAGCTGGAACAGTTACTGCGGGAGCGCCTCACCCGGGTGGTGGAGAGCGAAGCATTTGACCCAGACAAAGGGCGGCAGCAGGTGGTGGATATTGAGTTTGATGTGGCTGAAGTAACTGGAGCCCATACATAATGGACCTAGAACTAACCAGCGAGATGGTCGAAAGGATTATCAAGAAGCTGCCCCGTGCGGAAGCGGCTGAATTGCTGGTTATGTTTGAAGAGTTAGAGGACCGCAAGCGCATACAGCTGGCGCAAAACGACTTCCTTGCGTTCATTGCGGCCCTAGACAAGACCTACAAGTTCGGCACCCACTTAAAAAGGCTGGGTTCTTTGCTGATGGACGTCGAGCAGAACATCAAAAACCGGATTGCCGTGAGTATGGCACCGCGTATGGGCAAGTCCCAAATGATTTCTATCTACTACCCGGCGTGGTATTTGGGCAGGCACCCCGATCACAAGGTCATTGTGGCGTCCCACACAGCGGATTTGGCGCTGGTTATGGCCCGAAAAGTGCGAAATTTGATTAATACGGCGGAATACAAGCGCATTTTTCCCCAAACTGCCATCGCTGCGGACGCAAAAGCTGCTGGACAGTGGAATACCACCAAGGGTGGAGAGTATTTTTCGATTGGTGTGGGCGGTGCGCTAGCCGGACGGGGTGCCCACCTCATAATTGCCGACGACCCGCTGTCCGAACAGGACATTAAGGCGGGAAATACCAACTCTTTGGACAATACTTACGAGTGGTTCAGTGCTGGTTTGCGTACTCGTCTCATGCCAGAGGGGAAAATCTGTGTTCTGCATACCCGTTGGCACCAGCGGGACCTAATTGGCCGGCTTTTGAAGGATTCGGCCATGAACGAGGGGGGCGACGACTACGAAGCCTTTGAATTCCCTGCCATCCTTAACGAAAATACCGAAAACGAGAAGTCCATCTGGCCAGAACAGTGGTCACTAGAGGCTTTGCAGCAGACCCGGGCGTCCATGCACCACATTATGTGGCAGTGGTATGCACAATACCAGCAGAACCCGACCGCCTCCGAAGCCGCCATTATTAAACGCGAGTGGATTAAGTGGTGGACCAAAGAAAACCCCCCGCCGATCGACTTCATTGTGCAGTCTTTTGACACGGCCTTAACTACTAAGCAGCGGTCTGACTACTCTGTGTGCCATACGTGGGGTGTGTGGACAAACGACGATGACGGCAGCACCAATGTGATTTTGCTAAATAAGGTCAAGGGTAAGTATGAGTTCCCCGAACTCAAGGCCATGGCCCACGAGCAGTACAAAGACTGGGAGCCGGACAGTGTGATTGTGGAGGCCAAGGCCAGCGGCCAGCCGTTAATTGATGAGATGCGGCGCTCCGGTATATTTGTGCAGGATTTCAGCCCGGGTAAAGGGCAGGATAAAATTGCGCGCCTTAATGCGGTGTCGGACTTATTTGCGTCCGGCCATGTGTGGTTTCCTGAAACTGCATGGGCATCGGCTACAGTTGAAGAGATTTTGGCGTTCCCTAGCGGCGAGCATGACGACGAGGTTGATACCATGACGCTAGCGCTGGCCCGGGTACGTAATGGAGGTTTGTTGCGTGTACGCACAGACCACGAGGATAATGAGACATTCCGTCCGTCTAGGCGGCAGGCTTACTATTAAAGGTATATATGGCAACAAGCAGCATGTTCCCCTCGGTTTCACCCGCGCCCCTAGGGTTGCAGGACTCCGACCTCCCCGACACCCCAGACATGGAGATCGAGATTGATAACCCCGACGCGGTAACCCTGTCGGACGGGTCGATGGAGATTACGCTGACCCCGGACACCGACGCTAGCGGCGAGTTTGATATTAACTTGGCCGAAGAAATGGACAAGGCGGATTTGCAGAAGGTATCTAGCGAGCTGATGGAGCTCATTGATGCCGACATCGTGTCGCGCAAAGATTGGGTGGAGGCCTACGTCAAAGGCCTCGAGGTGTTGGGCATGAAGTACGAAGAACGTACGGAGCCGTGGACCGGTGCCTGTGGGGTGTTCAGCACTGTGTTGACCGAAGCGGCTGTTAGGTTCCAGAGCGAGACGATTATTGAGACCTTCCCCGCACAGGGCCCGGTCAAAACCGAGATTATTGGTGCGATCGACAAAATGAAGGAAGAGGCTGGAGAGCGTGTCCGTGACGACATGAACTACCAGTTGACCGAGGTGATGACGGAGTACCGCCCTGAGCATGAGCGCCTGCTGTACAACCTTGGCTTGGCGGGCTCGGCGTTTAAAAAGGTCTACTTTGACCCGGGCTTGGGCCGGCAGACCGCGATGTTTGTCCCCGCAGAGGATTTGATTATTCCGTACGGTGCGTCTAGTGTGCGCACTTCGGAGCGGGTCACGCATGTTATGCGTAAGACCAAAAATGACTTGGCCAAACTTATGGCTGCGGGTTTTTACCTAGATGTAGACCTCGGCGAGCCAAGCGTAATCCACACGGATATTGAGAAGCAAAAGGCCAAGGACCAAGGCTACTCCGTTACCGACGATGAGCGCTATCAGATTCTTGAGGTGCACGTTGACTACGACATGCCCGGGTATGAGGACGAGGACGGCATCGCGCTGCCTTACGTGGTTACGATCGACCGTGCTACCACCGAGATTTTGGCCATTCGCCGTAATTGGAACCCGGACGACAAGCAACGCCTAAAGCGCCAGCACTTTGTTCAGTACACCTACATCCCCGGCTTCGGTGCTTACGGCCTTGGCCTGATTAACTTGATTGGCGGCTACGCCCGCGCCGGCACTTCCCTGATTCGCCAATTGGTAGACGCAGGAACCCTGTCGAATTTGCCCGGTGGTATGAAGACTCGTGGTCTGCGTGTAAAGGGTGACGATACACCTATTGCACCGGGTGAATTCCGTGACGTGGATATTGCCAGTGGGGCTCTGCGCGACAACATTATGCCGCTTCCTTATAAGGAGCCAAGCCAAGTTCTGCTGGCCCTGCTGAACCAAATTACCGATGAGGGTCGTCGGTTGGGCTCGATCGCCGACATGAACGTGAGTGACATGGGTGCGAATGCTCCGGTGGGTACCACCCTTGCGCTGCTGGAGCGCCAGCTCAAAACTATGTCTGCAGTTCAGGCCCGGGTGCACTACTCCATGAAGCAGGAGTTCCAGCTGCTGCGCGACATCATTCGTGACTATACCCCTGAGGAGTACGCGTTCGACCCGTCGTCGGGCGATCGTAAAGCCAAGCGTGGCGACTATGACCTGTGCTCGGTCATCCCCGTGTCGGACCCCAACAGCGCGACGATGGCTCAGCGGATCATGCAGTACCAAGCTGTGATTCAGCTGTCCCAAGGTGCGCCCCAGATTTATGACCTGCCACAGTTGCACCGCCAGATGATTGAGGTGCTGGGTATTAAGAACGCAGACAAACTGGTGCCGATCGAAGACGACATGAAACCCCGTGACCCTGTGTCTGAGAACATGGCGTTCCTCAATGGCAAGCCAACCAAGGCATTTATCTACCAAGACCACGATGCACACATTGCTGTGCACACTGCCATGATGCAGGACCCGATGCTGATGCAGCAGATTGGCCAGAACCCCCAAGCTCAGAAAATGATGATGTCGATTCAAGCGCACATCTCGGAGCACTTGGCCTATGCGTACCGCTCTAAAGTTGAAGCCCAGCTTGGCGTACCGATGCCCGCACCGGACGAGGACTTGCCAGAGGAGCTCGAAGTGCAGTTGTCACGCATGGTGGCTCAAGCTGCGCAGCAGGTGTTGGAGCAGAGTAAAGGTCAGGCTCAGCAGGCTCAGGCACAACAAGCCGCACAAGACCCGCTGGTCCAGTTGCAGCAG